GCTGGTCGTCCAGTTAAAGAAGCTAAAAAAGTCAAAGAAGACGAAGTTGAAGAAGGTGGTGCTTTTGGTAACGCAGTTCGTAAAGCCAAAGCAGACGGTATCCAACCCGGCGAAAAGATCAAGGTAGGTGGAAAAACATATCCAGTTAAAGAAAACACCAGTGCTGATTTAATGAAGCGTTGGGCAGATATTTTTGAAACTGAGGACGATAAACTTGCCAACAAAGACTACGATGATGATGGCAAACTTGAAACTGGCAAAGAAGAACATGCTGGTTCAGTAGACAAAGCTATTAAAAAATCTCAAGGCAAAGATGATACAGAAACTGTCAAAGAAGAAACCGGCAAGTTTGACAAGAAGGATACTACTTGGACAGACAAGAGTGGTAACAAGCACCCTGCTCAACGTGTCACACGCAAGACTGATGATCTAGCACAAGGTACTGAAGACGAGCGTCGTAAGGCAAAAACCATGCCTGGTAAAAAGGACAAAAAGCCCTTGGGCGAGAGTATGGATGAGTGCATGGACGGTGGTGATGGTGGCATGGAAGACAACTTCAGTATCAACAGCAGCATGGACAGCAGCGGCCATAAGAGCGTGAGCATCAGTGCTACTGGTAGTAAAGCCGACGAACTGACTGCAATACTTAAAAATGCCGGATTGGGTGTCATGGGTGGCGGTGACGAAGAACATGTAGAAATGGGTCATGACGACCATGGTGACATGGGCGGTGACGTTGAAGTAGTGTCAGTGCCATTGGCTCAGCATGATGGATATCAAGCACCTGATCATGAAGAAGAAATGGATGAGGAAGCAGATGCTGGCGGATTTGATCGTGCCACTACAGCACCGCATGCTCAGACACAATCTGTTGGTTCACAAATGCACCAAGGCAACGATTTAAATCGTGAAAAAGACATGCACAAGCATAGCTATCGTCAAGGCGACAACCCCATGGCCATGGAACAAGTGCAAGCACTGGAAAGACTAGAGCGTGAGCTGATGGAAGAACTATCTGCTCTCAAAGTCGTGAGCGAAAAGTACATGGGATTTGGCAAAACAGTTGGCGCCTTAAAGAAACAAGGTGGTGTTAAAAATCCAGAAGCTCTAGCAGCATCAATTGGCCGTAAAAAGTATGGCAAGAAAAAATTCCAAAATGCAGCCGCCAAAGGTAAAAAGTTAGGGTAATTATGAAAAGTTTAAAAGACTATATTGCTGAAACCGAAACCCGTCAAGTAACCGAAGGCATACTTGACTGGGCCAAGAAGATCTTTACTCCTAAAGATCCTACACCACAGACTCCTATTACTGCCGCTGATATTGATGCAGGTATGAAGGATCCTGAATTTGTTGCACAAATACAAAGTGCCGCGGCAGCGTTGGGCATGACTCCTGCTCAACTAGTGGCACAGGTAAAACAACAACTCGGCCCAGCGCCAGCAGCAGCGCCAGCAGCCCCCGCAGCAGCATCACCGATAGCTGCGTACTCTCGAGCCTTAGCACCAGCTGCACCAGCTGCACCAGCCGCGCCTGCACCAGTCGCAGAAAGCATGGAAGCTGGTGGCACTTTTGAACATATCTGCAAAACATTCAAGCGTGATGTTAAAGATTTTCAAACTACTGGCAACATGAGCGACCACTTGTATGATGCACTATATGACTACTACTTTGACGACATGCCATATGGCGTTAAGAAAGCTCGTGATGGTGATCCTTACGAGTGGATCGGTGACAGATTCCAAGAAGACCTAGAAGGTCACTTTGGAAGTGGCGTCGCTGAAATGGTACGGTTAGCCGGCTTGCCAACTGTGCAAGATGAAGGTATCGAAGACGAGCCAGCATTCTTGCGCAAAGGTAAAGCTGGTATAGGCAACTTCCCAGCACCTATTTTGCCACGCCCAGAAACCAAAATCAAACACTCACCAGTACGTCCAGAAAATATTCCAGCTGTGAAACGTGCAGGCCCAGTTAACCTAGACCAGGTGCGCGACAACAGTGACAAAATGAGCGATTTAGCAACCCTACGCCGCATGGCCGGTTTGCCTGATCGTCCTGCACACGGATCTCCACTGTAATGAAATCACGTGAGTTTATTACCGAATTGAGCGTCAAGCCAGCTGGCAAGTTACATCCACATGTAGATGATGCGCATCAAGGTTCTATACTCATGCGTGATGTGGGTGGTTATGATCGCACATATCATTTGAACCGTATCATGATGGCCGCAGCCATTGCCGATGGACAGAGCAAAAAACCAGTAGATATGGACGCCAGTAGCTTTATTGAAAAATACAACGTGGCTTTTCCCTACACTGACGAAGAACACCTGATGGTGTTCCAGGCTATGGCTACTATCCCCACTGACGGTGGTGAATTATCAAAACGTGCCAAGAGCAAAGAACCCGACGATACCAACAAAACCAGTCCCTTGGTCAAGCGCCGGCGCAACCAATACGGAGTTTGACATGAAAATGATGCGGGTCACTGCGGCCATGTTCAACGAACAAGAGCCAGAGATACCAGATGCAGTACTGAGCGAAAGCGACCCTATACAGAATCTCAAGCGCATGGCTGGTATGCCAACAGACAATCACAGCGCAGATGATTCGGGCAGAATGAGTCCAGTAGGTAACATTGCTGGTCCCAGCAACCAAGAGCGTCGCGAACTCGAAAGAGAATACAAAATAAAAACCGGAACCCCTGAATGGTTCCGGTTATGGTTTGCTAAACCAGACCTCACCGGCGAAGAGCCAGTGGATCCTAAGACTAAGCCCAGCCGTTGACTGCGGCGTCACCAATGCCCAGGTACTTGTGCCACGTTGGGTGACCAATATGGAACGTGCTGTTACGCCACTGCCCAATTAGATTGTAGTAATCGGGCTTGAACGGTGCTCGCAAGGGTTTGAGCAACTTGCTGCCCTTGCGGTGGTTACAGGGCTTGCAAGCAGTTACACTATTTTCCCAAACAGTCTTACCACCACTGCTGCGTGGAATCACGTGGTCCAGGGTTAGGTCGCGTGGATCAAATGTTTCTGCACAGTATTGGCACTGGTACAAGTCGCGCAAGAACAAGTTCTGGCGGCTAAACTTTACTGACTTTTTGTAGTTAAAGTATTCCTTGGAAACACAAACACTGGGCATTTCAATCGTGAGGTGCTCGCTTCGTATTTGACGATCTGGGTAGGTTTCAATTACTGTAACTCTATCCAAAAACATAAGTTTAACGGCATGCTGCCAACTAACTACGCTGAGTGGTAGGATTGAAATAGGATTGAAATCGCTGTTGAGTAAGAGTGTCTGTGACATAAGTATATTTAACAAAGAAATCAACCTAGATTTTAACATATTATAGAATAATTGTCAATGGCTAAACCATTAGAAAACGTATTAGTTAAAAAGCCCAACAGGGTAGAAACTTGGAGCGAGCAACAGATTCGGGAGATCATGCTGTGTGCCGATCCCGAAACTGGGCCACAATATTTTCTTGAAAACTTCTTCTACATCCAACATCCCACCCGCGGCGGCATCAGATATGTGCCCTATGAGTATCAGAAGCGTCTAGTAGACTCTTACCATAGTTACAGATACAGCATCAATTTGATGCCGCGCCAGACTGGTAAATCCACCACAGCAGCTGGCTACCTGTTGTGGTACGCCATGTTTGTGCCTGACAGTACTATTCTAGTAGCAGCACACAAGTACACAGGCTCGCAGGAAATCATGCAGCGTATTCGTTACGCATACGAATCGGTACCGGATCATATACGTGCAGGTGCAGTAGACTACAACAAAGGTAGTCTAGTGTTTGATAATGGTAGTCGTATTGTCAGTGCCACCACTACAGAAAATACCGGGCGTGGTATGAGTATTTCGCTCTTGTACATGGACGAGTTTGCCTTCGTGCGTCCCACTATTGCTAAAGAATTCTGGACCAGTATTAGTCCCACCCTGGCCACTGGTGGTAAGTGTATTATTACCAGTACCCCCAATAGTGACGAAGACCAATTTGCTGAGATTTGGCACAAGGCCAACAAGTGCGTGGATGCGCATGGCAACCCTACCGAATTGGGACAAAATGGTTTCAAAGCATTCCGCAGCTATTGGGAAGAACATCCAGACCGTGATGAGACTTGGGAATCAGAACAGCGCAGCCAACTAGGCGAAGAACGCTTTGAGCGTGAGATGAACTGTAAGTTCTTGATCTTTGATGAGACCTTGATCAATTCATTCTGCTTGTCTGCACTGGAAGGTGTTGACCCCTTATACAAGCAAGGGCAGGTGCGCTGGTATCAAAAGCCCCGACCCGGGCATCAGTATCTTATTGGCCTAGATCCCAGCTTGGGCACAGGTGGTGATCCGGCTGCTATACAGGTATTGGAGTTGCCCGGCTGCATACAAGTAGCCGAGTGGCAGCATAACAAGACCAAAATACAACAGCAGGTGTCTATCCTTAAAGAAATATGTCAGTTCATATATGATGAGATACGAACTGAAACAGACATCTATTACAGTGTAGAAAACAATACACTGGGCGAAGCTGCCCTGATTAGCATCAGCGAAATAGGTGAGGAAAACATACGTGGCACTTTCATGAGCGAGCCAATTCGTGCAGGTCATAGTCGTGCATATCGTAAAGGATTTACCACCACCAACAAGACCAAACTGGCAGTTTGTGCCAAGTTTAAAAACATGCTGGAAACTAAAAAGTTGACTATTAACAGTAGTAATCTCATTAGCGAGCTTAAGACATTCGTGGCCGCAGGCTCTGGTTATGCTGCCAAAATAGGCGAAACTGACGACTTAGTCATGTCTTTACTGCTGACTATGCGCATGATTTCGGTCCTGCAGAACTATGATCCCAAATTGGATGCTAGACTACGTGAAACTGGCGAAGACATGATCATGCCCATGCCATTTGTTATGATTTAAGATAAATATTCTTATGCGCGAAATAAACAAAATATCCCAAGACCTCTTTGACCTAATACGTTCACGATTTGAACATGTCAGTATCGGTAAAGATTCCGGTGAGAGTACCGACAATCCTGAAGACGCGAGATTCTTTAATTTTGATTATGTGACCAAGGGTGGGACAAATTATGGTAATATCACCATGACCCTGGTTGATGATACTGCGCTCAAGGTCATGTTTACTAAAAAAATTGCCGATGATCTTGAACCAGAACAAAAGCAAGAGTGGTACGGATTCCTAAAAAATCTAAGAGGATTTGCCAAACGTAACATGTTACAGTTTGATGTTAGGGATCTCACTAAGAACAACTTGACAGTTAGAGATTTAAAACACGTGAGCAAGGTCAGTGGTGCATTGGACGCAGATGACTTAACCGAAAGCCGCATGTTTGGTAACACTCGTACCAGCTACCAGGACATTGGCGCAGTTAAATTGTTAGTGCGCCATACCGGACACATCAATCTCGAAGAACACGGCGCCCGCACTAGAAACATAGAAAGCATCTTTGTTGAAACTCAGCTTGGTGAAAGGTTCTTATTGCCTTTCAAACGCCTACCTGAAGCTAGAGCCATGGCACGTCATATCTCCAATGGCGGTATCATTCAAGACGAAATTGGGCAGCACATTGTTGAATGTGTAAATGAAATGAGCAGCATGCGTGTGTTTGTACGCAACATGAAACATAGAGTATTTGAAGATGCAGAAACCAGCGACATGGTAGAAGCAGCGATAGAGCGCTACACTGAACTGCGTACCAACTTGGTACACATGAGCGGACAGCGTGGTTACCAGCAGGTACAAGAAACCATAAAAACACAAACTCAATCCATCATGGAAGATGAGTTTGACCTGGACCAACTCAAAGAGCGCTTTGTTAAACGGGTATTTGACGATCGCCTAAGCGAAGCACTACCGCATGTGTATCGCGCCTACCGCAATCGCCAACGTGCCATGGAGAATGCCTATGTTGCTGAGTTTGATAATTGGGCCAATGAGATAACAGAGGGCAATTGGCAGTTGCCTGATGAGGATATCGATCAAGAAGACTTAGCCGAAATAATGGGTAAACCACTAGCGGCTGGTATAAATGGATCAGATGCTATTGGGGCACTAGGTGACATTATTGGTTCAGACAGCCTAAGTGATGACCTATATGACTTTGCCCAAGAACAAGGTGCTGATGCAGATGCTCGAATTGTAGTAATTGGTTGGCTACGTGACAATCACTACGAGGACTTGGCAGATGAATTTGCAGCCCAAATTCAACCACCTGCTGATCCCATGCAGCCCAATCCAAATCAATTGACTCCACAGGCCAACCAACCTGGTCCTCAGAGTCCACAGCAGGCTGCTGATGAAAAGGTGCCAACCGTGACACCACCCATGCCAAACGAGAGCATAGACCATTTACGCCGCCTAGCAGGTTTGGCGAAAAAAGTTTAAATTTCGCTTGCGATCATAAATACTTTTGTTATATACTAGCGCGGTGCTAGTATGTATCTAGGCACATAAAGACCATCTTAATTTATAAAGGAAACATCATGGCAACATCTTTAGCAGAAATTCGAGCAAGACTTCAAGCAAACGAAGGCCGTACAGGCAAAACCCAGAACAGTGGTAGTGACAATGCGATCTACGCACACTGGAACATCCCAGAAAATGCAAGTGCTAAGGTAAGATTCTTACCCGACGCAGACTCTAAGAACACATTCTTCTGGATTGAACGTGCAATGATCAAATTGCCGTTTGCCGGCATCAAAGGACAATCAGACAGCAAACCCGTTACTATCCAGGTTCCCTGTGTAGAAATGTGGGGCGAGGCTTGCCCGATCCTAGCAGAAGTTCGCGGATGGTTCAAGGATCCATCACTAGAAGATATGGGTCGTAAATATTGGAAGAAGAAAAGCTACTTGTTCCAAGGCTTTGTACGTGAGAACGCACTCAGCGACGACGCTACTCCAGAAAACCCAATCCGTCGTTTTGTGATCAGTCCACAAATCTTCAACATCATCAAGAGCGCACTCATGGACGCTGAGATGGAAGAAATGCCCACTGACTACACACGTGGCTTGGACTTTACTATCAGCAAGACCAGCAAAGGTGGCTACGCTGACTACAACACCAGCAAGTGGGCACGTAAAGAAACTGCTCTAACAGCAACCGAACACGAAGCTATCGACAAGTTTGGACTCTACAACCTGGCAGACTTCTTGCCTAAGAAGCCTAACGAAACCGAACTCAAGGTAATCAAGGAAATGTTCGAAGCCAGTGTTAACGGAGAGCCCTATGACGCAGAGCGTTGGGCTGCTTACTACAAGCCATATGGCTTGAAGACCGAAGGCGCTGCTCCAGCAGCAGCCGCAGCACATGGCGTGACCGAAGACGACATTCCTGCATTTACTCGTGCTGCTGCACCAGTAGTAGAGGATGACGAAGATGATGCTCCTGTAGCATCTGCACCAGTGGCAGCACCTGCCGCAGGTGGTAACAAAAAGGCCGAAGACATTTTGGCCATGATCCGTAGTCGTCAGAAGTAAAACAAGGCCAGGGCCTCTGCGGGTTGATCTCCGTACGCCCTGGTTATCTATTAGGAGTATAGTCATGGCAAAACCATTTGACGTTTCAAAGTTTAGAAAAACAATCACCAAGGCCATCGATGGTATCGGCTTTGGATTCAATGATCCCACAGATTGGATCAGCACAAACAATTACGCATTGAACTACTTGATCTCAGGTGAGTTCAACAAAGGAATTCCACTAGGCAAAGTAACAGTATTTGCTGGTGAATCGGGAGCAGGCAAGAGTTTTATCTGCTCGGGTAATCTTGTCAAGAACGCACAAGCACAAGGCATCTATGTGATCTTGATTGACACAGAAAATGCACTAGATGAAAAGTGGCTACATGCCTTGGGCGTGGACACTAGCGAAGACAAACTGCTCAAGTTGAACATGGCCATGATCGATGATGTGGCCAAAATGATCAGTGAGTTTGTCAAAGAATACAAGTCAATTGCAGAAGATCAGCGCCCCAAGGTCTTGTTTGTACTAGACAGTCTTGGTATGATGTTAACACCCACAGACGTTAACCAGTTTGAAGCCGGAGATATGAAAGGTGACATGGGTCGTAAGCCCAAGGCACTCACAGCACTGGTTCGTAACTGCGTGAACATGTTTGGTAACTTGAACTTGGGTCTAGTGTGTACCAATCACACATACGCAAGTCAAGACATGTTTGATCCCGATGACAAGATCTCAGGTGGACAAGGCTTCATCTATGCATCAAGTATTGTTGTTGCCATGCGCAAATTGAAATTGAAAGAAGATGAGGACGGCAACAAGATCTCTGAAGTCAAAGGTATCCGTGCAGCATGTAAGATCATGAAAACACGCTATGCCAAGCCCTTTGAATCGGTACAGGTCAAGATCCCTTATGAGACAGGTATGAATCCCTATTCAGGATTGACTGACTTGATTGAAGGTCGCAATCTTTTAAAGAAGGAAGGCAATAGTTTGGTATATACTACTGCTGATGGCGAAATCATCAAGAAATTCCGCAAAGCGTGGGAACGTAATGATGATGGTTGCTTGGATCGGGTCATGGCTGACATTGAAGCCAATCCTGGGCAAGCACAATCTGCATCGGTTACTATTGAAGAAACGGAAGAATAATGAGCTTAGAAGTTGATGCCCTGATTGAGACCTACACAGTTCTCAAAGAATATGTGCCTGCTAAAGAACGCCAGGCGGCTGCCGATGCACTAATGAGCATCATGGTGGACCTACTAAATGACATTGATTTGAAAGAATTGATATCTGTAGATTCGTACCTGCGACGCAGTTATGAAGAATATGCAGGTGACGCTGACACAGACGAAGAATACACTGACTACGAAGACTAATCATGTGGTATAACCGTGTGGTAGGCGATATTGGCCAACTAGCGCCTTTCATTACCTACTATGAATCTGAGCTAGAAGCTGCCAAGCGCGAAGTACATATTTTTGGTGTGGTGGAAAAGAACATTTCTAATCTACCGGGCACAACTGAACAGCGGTTCAACCAGCTGCAAGAAATTGAAGCTGTGTTGAACTTCTTGAACATACAGTTAAAGAAGATACGTCGCCGACATTTTCAAAAGTATCTGGAAGGATATCAACGTGCCTTGACCAGTAGAGATGCTGAAAAGTACGTGGATGGCGAGGACGAAGTGATTGATTATGAGACCATTATTAATGAGGTTGCCCTGCTGCGCAATCGCTGGTTGGGCATCATGAAAGGGCTCGAAAGCAAGAATTTCATGCTGGGACACGTGGTTCGCTTACGTGCAGCAGGCATGGAAGACATCACAATCAACTAGATTCTGGTTGACAAGGGCCCAAAACTGTGTTATAATAAATACATGTATTCGGCGAGGTCCACTATGAAAATTGTTGTAAAAATCCCACAGAATCCGCAGCCCCGTGCTCATCGGGTCCTGTTCGATCGCAACTTGCCGTTCCGTGCTCGTGTGGCAAAATCACAGCTGGAATATCGTCGTCAACCCAAGCATCGCCATGCGCACCAGGACTAAGCCTATGCAGGTAAACAGCGTTACCCGTTACAGCAACGAGCACTATCGCTTGATGTCAGTGCAGCACACTGAGCAGCGTCATGCTGAACAACGAATAGAAGAACGCAGGACCAAAATTCGGCATGAGGTCAGCGAAGCCGAACGGGTCGCACAGAATCGACGCATGAATCGCGCCGGACAAAACATAGACAAATTCGCCTAACTCAATGCCAAAATTATACATGTTAGTAGGAGTGCCATGCTCGGGAAAAAGCTCATGGCATTGTGACCAAGAATGGCTGCAACATGCTGCCTATGTCAGCACCGATCGCTACGTAGAAGAATACGCCAAGAACATGGGCAAGACCTACAGCGAAGTGTTCAATGAAGTCATGCCCAAGTGCGTGGAATACATGACTGGAGATGTAGTTCACGCCCGTGAAGCAGGCCAGGATATCGTTTGGGATCAGACCAGTACCACTCGTGCCAGCCGTGCCCGTAAGTTTCGCATGCTGCCCGATTACCATGCCATTGCAGTGGTGTTCCGCACCCCACCACGAGATGAATTGGATGTACGACTTAGCGGCCGCCCAGGCAAGCACATTCCCAAAACAGTCATTGACAGCATGATCCAAGGTTGGGACGAGCCCGAACTGGAAGAAGGCTTTGAAGAAATATGGTACGCTGCTTGACATAGGCGCAGAACACTGTTATAATTGTTTAACCAACCAGGAGAATAGCAATGTACAAAACAGTTTACACCGAAGTGGAAGTTGATGTCAACATGTCAGAGTTTGACACCGACGACCTGATCGAAGAGTTAGAAGCCCGCGGCTTGGATTACAATACCAAAGGTGTAGATGCCGATGAGATGCGAGTGTTGCTGGAGTCAATCTGGCACAAGCGTCGACTGGGCAATCCGGATTATCAACGAGAACTGGATCAACTAATCTACGGAGTACTTGGTCGAATCATCTAATACCGGGGTCACTATGACAGGCTGGAACACAATCAAACACATTCGTTCTATTGAAGAACGTGCCGATCAACTGGGCATGAAGTTGGCTCCCTATCGGCATGATCACGGGCACGGTGAAAATGTAGCATTGGTCCCAAAAGACAATGACGTATTGCCTATCTACACCCGTGATGCTATTTTGTTTGCTGGGTCATTAGAAGCAGCCGATCAGTTCATGCAAGGTGTGCTTTGGGCACGAGAATATGACCGCATGGTGGTCGATAAAAACATTGATGCCAAGCGAGCTCGTAAAGAACAAGATGAACGCAACAAGCAGTTGGTTCGACGACTATCGGACAAAAAACTAGATTTGGTGGGAACATGACGCTAACCGAGCACAGCACCAACCGTCTGCTAGAAACTTTTGCGCAGTGGCATGTTGAACATGAATATCACCAGCACGTGACCAGCTATCTAGTACATGGTTTTGACCCAGGTAGCTTTTATACTGCGGTATTTGCCAACGACTTCGCCGGCGCCATGCGTTCGAGCCATCCCGGTAATCAAGTGGATGGTCTAAAAAATCTAGCAGGGTGGATGCAGGAACGCATGCCACAGGAATCCTGGGGCAGTCGTGAAGCAGTTAAACGCTGGCTGGCGCTTGACGAGGCTGAACGTAGAGCTGTACTGGAATATCACCAGCTGGTATATGATACCAAAACAGAAATGTGGTTGGTGCTTAAAGATGAGCCAACTACCGATCCCTATGAAGATGAGATATATTGGCCATGAATAAGTTACCGCATCTGAGATGGCATCCGGATCCCACATGCCCGCTGGGTGTTAGTGGTCAAGCAAAATTGGTTGCTGACTACGATCACATGGACCGCAGATATACCAACCAACGTATGCGAACACTGATGCGTGAATTAGATCAATTGGCAGTTAGACGTGACTATTTTGTAAGTGAAGATGCATTAGTTGAATTGTATAGAAAACATTTTGGAATTGAAAAATGAGCACTGAAGAAGATAAATTCAAGCATAGCAAGCGTCTACTAAAAGATGAAAATGCCATCAACAAACAATTAAAACTTGCCAAGGAATTTGGAGTTCCTGTCAAGGAACCACATAAGTTCGCCAAACAGCATGCCCTGGATTGCGGCAACCCGCAGTGCCTGCTATGTTCAAGCGAAAAAGTACTAGGGAAAAAGACCATCAAAGAACGACGCTTTGAGCAAGATGTAGATACACGAACAGATCGACGCAGTAACGGAGTAGAACCCAATGAAGAATGATCCTGTAAAACAGCGCATGAGCGAGCTCATGGCACCAATAGATCAACAAATTCTCATGTGCGACACTAGAGAAGACATGCTCATGATGGCATGTGCCATGATGCAGCGCACAAACGAAATATTTGAATCTCATCTGGGCATTGAGGGTAGGAAACAGATGTACAAGGATCAGGTATGAAAATATATTTAGACATGGATGATGTTGTTGCTGATTGGATGGTGGCAGCTAGAGATATAGTTAAACGCAATTGGAATTACGGCGAACACATACCCGATGAAGATTGGGACAAGGTCAAAGCCAAGGAGCGTTTCTATCGCGACTTGCCGGTCAAACCCGGTGCTGAGTATCTAGTGGAATACTGCCGTGCAGCAGTTGACGCTGGGAGGGCTGATGGATTGTTCTTCCTGACAGCCCTACCACACGACTACAGCGTACCCTATGCAGCACAAGACAAGGTCTGGTGGGCGCACGAACGTTTCCCGGGTATTCCTGTGTTCTTTGGACCATTCAGTCATGACAAATACAAGCATTGTCGGCCGGGCGATATCTTGATTGACGACCGTACCAGCAACTGCGTGGAGTGGGAAAATGCAGGCGGACATGCACACATCTATCGCACCTGGGCAGAATGCCAACCTTGGCTTGAGGCGCAGTTGACATGATCAATATTGAGTTCAGTATATCCAATCCTTTCAGTGAAAGATTTGGTCATATACTACTGCGCCACGGATCTATTACTGGTAATAAATCATGGGAATTCAATATCTATCGTGGCACAAATATCTTCACCATGCTGTTTAGATATACTGCTAGACAAGATCATGCTGGTCTGAGACTGCAATTTGGGCTGTTTGGTTACGAGTGCGATCTGCATGTATACGATACACGGCATTGGGACTATAAAGAAAATCGCTGGCACAGATAGATAGTTAAATACTGTGTGGACTTTCAAACAACTGCAAGAGAACTGCTAGACGAGTGGGAACTGTATCGCACAGCCCGTCCTCGCGAGCATGTGCTCAGCATACAGTTTGATAAAGATCAGCTGGGCAATTGGGCCTTGCAACTGCGCCGGGCCATGATGTGGGGCAGTGCCATTGAACTAGCCGAAGCCTGCTATCAATTCGAGCAGCGGCTCACACGTTTCAAAGACAACATAGTGATTGAACTGTTGACAAATGGTTCAGTCTAGACATAAATACTTTATGTCCGAAATCCGCAAATTAATCAACATCGTTAGTGAAGCGCCAGATCCACTAAAGAAGGAAATCATCAACACCGTCAGGAGTATTGATGACGAAACCCTACTGTACAAGGTACTCAACACCTTAAAAGCCGGCAACATAGAAGAACGCATAGCCAGTGTGATTGGTCACGATGCCGATGCCAAGGCATTCTTAGAGCGCATAACAGAAATCATCGTAAAAATTCCCGCACCTGTTGAAGAAAAGAATGCCTTCTTGGATCAGTATTCAAAGGGCATAATCAACACCAAGTTGTTGCTCGGTGGCAAAGCTAACAATTTCCTACAACTAGTTGGCGGCAATAATTTTGCCAAAGAACTGTTTAAAATATTAAGCACCACCCTGGTATCACAGGGTGTAGGTCCTGGCGAAGTTGCCTTGGCGGTACTGAGTCCAGAGATCAAGTGGAGTGGCCGTGCAGTAGGTGGCGGTGACGTACAAATTGGCAAGCTGGCAGTAGAAGTTAAAACCAGTGTCAGCAGCGGCGGCCGCTGGATCAATGCACGTAAAGCTAGAATGAACATGGCTGGCATTGAACAAGCCATTGTTGATGCCGAAATTGAAACCCTTAAAAAGGTCTACAAACAGAAAAATCCCATGCCCATGGGCTTGCCGGCTCGCCTGAATCCCGAATACTGGGTCACCAAGGTGCGTCCGCAAATTGATCCCAAGTTCCTAGAAGACTGTGTTGAGCACATGGCCAATGGGCTGTTTAATCACGTGGACAATTCACAGTATCAAACTGCGCTGTATAATGGTAGTGCTGCTGAAATCAAGGAAGCCATCCTTGCTGTGGGATTTGAAAACTACAAAGCCTACTCACACTTTGACGGTATCTTGATGATGGACGTGGGTAGTGAAACAGCACGTTACTTTAAAGACTATGACAGCATGGCAGGTAGTATCAAGTCGGACACTCCTTATATCTACGCACCAGAAGCCGAAGGCATGCCCAAGGTATCTCTAATGCCAGTCGAAGGCGTTAGTGCCACACCTGCCAAAGGCAAAGGCAAGCCCGGTTCGGTACCAGCACAGGACGACACGCCGGCAGCAATGAAGAATCCCGAAGCCAGCATGAGTGCCGATGATATAGCACCAGACGCACCTGCTGAGCCCAAACCACTAGCAGATCGAATAGGTAGACGCAAAAGAGCTTGACAACCAGCTAGCGTTCTAGTACAATAGACTTAATGCGTTGATAGCTCAGTTGGTTAGAGCAAGCGACTCATAATCGCTGGGTCACAGGTTCGAGCCCTGTTCGACGCACCATTTACTTATAAAATGAACATTTATACCATAAATGATTTATCCAATGTCAAGGTAATAGAAATCTTAAAAAAAGAGTTCAGTCAAATAACTGACCCTGACATAATCTCCAACTACCACCCCGACTATGCCCACGTACCGGGCAATTTGTTCTACATACTAGAGCAAGGCCGTTACCTAGTAGGAAAATATTACGTGATAGTTGATGCTGACGATAAATTCGTTGCCAGCGCAGGGTGGAATCGTTACGAACTTGATCATACTGTTGCTCTGCTGCTGACCAGGATGTATGTGAGTCCGCAGCACAGAACACAATATTACATAGGTAATCTAGTGTTACCAAACATGTTGGTAGAAGCTGCCGATTACCAGCATAAATGGATCACTTGCAACGAGCACAACAGCATGATCTACCAATGGTTTTATAGAGCATCGCAGGGCCGTCGCACCACCATGTTTACCAATTGGCCCGATATCTACAAAAAATTCAAGCCAATTGGTAAAAAGACTATATACTATACAGAGCAATATGTTGCCAAATTTAATGAGACCATGACATGACTGATGATGAAAAAATAAAATTTATCGAAGACGCTATACTGCAAGTAACTAAGAAATCAATAAAAATAAAACCAGAGGACCGACTACTAGATCTAACTCTGGATTCTCTTGATATTGTAGAGCTGGTGATGTATTACGAAGACAAGATCGGTATTGAGCTAGATCCAGAAGTTAGGGTCATGACAGTCAATGATATGATGGTGTTGATGTAATGAATTTTACGCATAATAATCATTTAACCTATAGCATTGGTGATAGATTATTTGGTGTTAGGGAAACGCCTTACGAAAAATTTAAGGTCGCCGCGGGCAAAATTGATCTTGAATACTATAAAACCAGTAACTGGTTAAATGAGCAGTATCGCACAGCCGCTATCATATCGCAAGAATTTGGTAAAGATCTGGTGTTGATGTTTAGTGGGGGAACCGACAGTGAAATTTGTCTCCGTGCCTTGCTGCATATTGGAATAAAACCCAGAACTGTATTCATTAAATTCAAAAATAATTATAATTTAGGTGATTATACGATAGCTCAACAAATTGCCGACGAACTTGATATAGAATTAGAAATTGCAGAAATTGATGTAATCGACTTTTACCGCAGCGGACAAGCATACGAACTAGCAGGCGAAATTCATTGCCGGCAAATAGCATACCTGACAGTATATAAAACTATTTTGGATATGCAAATGCCAGCAGTTATGGGGGGAGAAATGTTGCTAAGGCGGCACGTTGATCCTATTGGCAGCAAATGGTATTATTGTTTTAGGGAAAACGAAGATGCTAGTGCCATGCGTTTTGGGTTGAAATACAATATCCCACTAGTCAATGAGTGGTTTAGTTACACACCTGAGATGATGGGCTATTACATCGAGCATCCATCGATACAACGACTAATAACTGAAAGATTTAATTATAAGTTGGCTAGTGTTAGTTCTAAAAACGCCATACTACGAACACTAATGCCGGCAATAGTTGATAAAGTGAAAACACACGGTTACGAGAATCTAATGGGATTCAATGGCGAGACTTATAGAAGATTAAATCAAAGTCATGTTAAGAGGTTAGCATCCAACTTAGATGGCATTTTTATTGATGAATTAATGATTCAATTATTTGGAGAAGATTATGTCGGTGGTCAAGCTCGATAGTTCGCATGCAGAAGCAGTCAAGGGCCTGTTTCAATCTAAAAAATATATGGGTGTTGATATCAACAGCCCCGATTTTGCCAACAACGGCAATGGTGAAATATTCAATGCAACATTGTATAACATTTTTAGCTCTAACTATCTTGGAGGATTGGAAGACTTTCATGCATATGGCTATTTAGAAAACGACCAAGTGGTTGCACTTATTTCTTTTTATGAGAGTCACGAAGAGCCCGCCTGGTATTACACCATATATCGCAGCAGCGGCGACAATAATAAATTAAGAGATGTGCTTGATGCAGTAATAGCCCACAATGAAGCTAAAGGTAGGTTAAAATTTTATACTTTGGTACATCAAGCGCACAGCAAGCTGCTGAGAAGATTTCATTGGAGTAAATACAATAACGACAGGTACGGATACTTTGATGAATTTCTAGTTCCTAGTAAGAACAAATGTTTTTATACTAACTCATGGGAATTACTGTTCAAGAGATTTCTAGTGCCCAAGGATAGTGTAGTACGCTGTAACTATTTAAAGCAAGAATATAGAACAGTCTTGCCAATTGGCGGTAATTTGTAATGTTTAAAAATATATCTAAGTCATTTTGGTTTCAATTTGTCCCGGGCATGCTATTGGGATTCATAACCATATTCCTACTGGCAACAGGAGTTATTCCTGCTTACTATCTAATTGCTACGTTTATCATGTGGATACTAGTATGCGGACTTGGGATAGCAGTGGGATATCATAGGATTTTTAGTCATAGGGCAATCAGTTTACCTACTTGGAAAGAAAATATAATATTATTCTTTGCCACATTTGCAGGACAAGGTGCCAGCATATTTTGGGTAGCATTGCACCGCGGATACCATCATCCCTATTCTGACACAGAAAAAGATATACACAGTCCCATAGCCTATAACAAGTATCAGGCATTTGTTGGTTGGTATCATAAAATCACTGAGGCATCAAATTTTATAAATTTAAAGTATGCAGTCGACCTACTAAGAAAACCCAATCATATATGGTTCCACAAACATCATTTGACTATACTTTGGGGTGTTCCTTTGCTAGTAGCATTAGTAGATTGGCGGCTGGCACTGACTGCTTTTTGTCTAGTTACCTGCATAGGACTCACACAGGATAATCTAGTCAATGTATTTGGGCACTACCGGGGCTGGTTTGGTTACAGGAACTTTGATACTAGAGATAACAGCCAAAATAATTTTATACTGGGCTATCTTGCATGGGGGCAAGGTTGGCACAACAATCATCACCATGCTCCGGGATCTTTTGATTTCGGATCAGGTGTGAGTAAAAACTGGTGGGAGTGGGACCCTGCTAGGATTTTTAAACCATTCTTATAACATGACTGTTTATTTCAAAAAAATTGATTCTAGTATTTTGCCACTTCCGCCACTGGATCCTGATAGTATCAAAGGTGAAATGAAATTTCATTACGGCCATCCTCGCTATTTTGAAATAATTGATCAAGCCTATTTAGAATCGTTAACAAGAGTATTTAAAATACCACCTGTACACTACTTCTTAGTTGAAGGTCATGGTCATTTGCTGCCTCACTATGATAATGGACAAGATAGTTGTCTTAATTTTTATATTCGCCCAGGCGGTTATACTACTAGTTTTTGGAAACCAAAAGAAAATGCTAAAAAACGAGTGAGCAGCAGATATGATGCAGCAACTGATACCACTCGGGAAGTTGCCATTGGATACCACTACGAAGATTTAATATTAATAGATCAATTCCAGGCACAAGATGGAGAAGCATATTTTTTAAATATAGCAGAAATTCATTCAGTGGAGGGCGCCGCCCCAGAAAAGCCCAGGGCATTTATACAATTACAATGGGACATGACCATGGACGAATTGTTAACAGCACTAGATTTTTAAACAATGAAAATTCACAAGTTAACTCCCGCCATTGGCGCCGAAATCTCCGGCGTTGATTTGTCACAGCCGCTGACACCCACAACTGTGTTGGATTTAAAAAATGCATTAATTGATAATCGCATGATATTTTTCAGAGATCAAAAAATAGAGCCCGAGTACCTACCCAAAGTTATTACTCAATTTGGTGAAATGTATATACACCCATGGGAAAAAAAATACAACAACAATCCCGAAATTGGATATGTGTTTTCGGGAGAACACACGACGTTTACTGATGTTGATGGAAAATTCATGCACTCCGATAGAACAGCAGCGGCAGAACCTCCCAGGACCTCCATGTTGTACATTACTGAATGCCCGCCTGTTGGTGGTGACACAATATTTGTCAACACCTCTAAGGTCTATAATCAGATGGATGATGGTCAAAAATCATTTCTTTCTTCATTATCGTCGTTGCATGTTGCTCCTGGCAAAAATAGAGACTCAGGTGATTACACTGTGGGAGCAACCCATCCAGTCATCGCCACACGGCCCGAAACACAAGAAAAATATTTAAATGTCAATGAGATGGCTTCAGTCAGCATAACACGTTTGAAATCAATGGAAAGTAATAGTTTGTTATCAAGACTTTTCCACACACTGCGTCATCCTCAATATTCTTGTAGACTGCGTTGGAGTCCCAATACTGTAGCTTGGTGGGATAATTTTGGTTCACAACATCAGGCCATATGGGACTACTATCCTGCCCGTCGAGTTGGTTACAGGGTTCTTTCTAAAAATCTTTATTGAATGGCGTAGGCATTACCTATCTCTAAAGATTTAATGCTGACCCAAGGTGGTTGTGTTATAATCCATTGAATGGTTTCTGCTAGATATTCTGCGCTCATGGGCGTGTAAGATTTAAAATTATAATTTTCATAAACATCTTTTGACGGGCTAGCTGGTCCCCCAGAAGAAATCATGTTGGTGTCTACCACTTGCGGTTCTAGGCTAGTTATCATAACAGGCTTTTCCCGGTAATTTGATAGATTATTGCTTAAATTCTTTATAAACAACTTAGACGCCTTGTAACATAATTCACCAATGCCAGATTTTGGTCCACCCGATATATTAGCTGCCCAGCTGGATATGTTAATTATGTATCCTGATGACATTTTTTTATAAAAACTCACCAATAAAAATCCTGCCGATGCTACGTTGGTATTTAATAATTCGTTTACAGGCACACTGCCGTTGACTCCTGCATTGTTAATGAACACTTGGGGAGTATACTTATTAACTAGCATGCTTCTGAATTCGGGATTGTTTATGTCTCCAACCTCAGTTACAAATTCTCCAGGAGTTCTAGACACTCCTATAATTTCATATGAATCTTTAAAATGTTTTGCGCAGGCCAGACCTATGCCGCGGCTGGTGCCAGTTATTAACATTATTGGTTTAGACATTTTTTGTTTTCTCTAGTATTTCTTCCCAGGGATGATGTATTCGTGCGCTGACGATCAATCTTCTCTCGCCGTCTCGTTCTATGCAATGCGCAACTTCGCTTCTTACAAAATCACCAGACTGTCCTTTTTTAGAAAGTTTATCTGTCGAATAGTCTGCAGGGCCTATTAAGTCGAATTTTTCTTTGGCAGTATTGCCAATTACTTGCCACCTTTTAATGGTATCGGTCTCAATATATTCAATCATGTCATGATCCATGCCTATGTTCCACCAATGCATTTTAGAATTTTCGTTGCCATACACTAATACATTAAACCTGCCAGGTAGAGGTTTATCCCATGGGGTATTGGCACGATTGAATCCAGGAGAATCAATGTGTGGATTTTCTATAGAAATTGTTTTAGATTCAATTTTATAAACAAACATCTGAATATAGGTATCAGGTAATCCTAGTCTGCTTAAAAAATTTGTCAATTGCACAGCCGGCGGCGACGTTTGAAATGCTACGGTGTCACTGTGAATGGGATCTTTAAAAATTGGACCCCCTGCCTCAGGATAAGTCCTATCAAAATTATCAATGATGGCAGGGCAATGTGTATCAAGCCAGGCCATTGATTCCTCATTGAATTTAAAATCTACATTAACATGCGGTTGTATCATTGTTTTGTTTTCTCTAGTATTTCTTCCCAGGGGTGGTGTATTCGTGCGCTGACGATCAACCGTCTTTCTCCATCACGTTCTATAGAATGAACAATGTCAGTCCTTACAAAATCGCCAGTCTGGTCAAATTTAGACAAGTTATCAGCCGAGTAATCTGGTGGTCCTATTAGATCAAATTTTTCCTTCATAGTATCGCCAATCACTTGCCACCTCTTGCCAAAATTTGGAACATCTACGAATTGAATTGCAGGATGGTGTACATCCCGATCCCACCAATGCATTTTAGAATTTTCGTTGCCATAAACAAGTACATTAAATCTGCCAGGCAACGGCTGCATGCCCGGAGTATCGATATGTGGGTTTTCTATAGAAATAGTCTTAGATTGCACCTTATATACAAACATGTGAACATAGGTGTTAGTTAGTCCTAAATCGTTTAAGAATTTTTTTACTTGTACAGCTGGTGGTGATAATTGAAAAGCAACAGCATCATCGTGCCCGGGACTGTTAAAAATTGGTCCACCGGATTCTGGAAACTTCTCGTCAAAATTTTTGATGATCGAAGCGCAATGAATATCAAACCATAATTTTGAGTCCTCATTGAATTTAAATTTCACGCTGGTGTGGGGTGGTATCATTGTTAATATTTATCAGGTTATGGATACATGTTAAATTGCAATCTGGCGGTAAACACAGTATAAATATTAGTACTCGTTTTAATAGATTATGCCAACATATCCCAAAAATCGTCAGTGGTCAGTACTAGAGGGATACTCTCCAACAGAAAACCGTACTAGGCTAATGCAAAACCTTACAGGGTTTGAAGATAGTTACACTGAGCTGATTCACAATCATCATGAATTCGATCTCCACTGCGGCGCACAAACTCCTCTTGCACCGCGGGCGCTGGCTTATTTACAGACTGGACCCCTAAGAGAGTGTGTGACTCTTTACCTAGTCGATAACAGTCAAAACGAGAAATTAGTTGATGCGACCCAGTTTTCTAAAACATTTGCACTTTTGCATGATCTCAAGAGCCACGTAGAGGCAGGCAATACTAGAAGGCTTACAAAAGCATACGTGACAAAATTAGGTGCCGGCAAACAGATATATCCACACAGTGATACTGCGGCTCCATATTTTAACAATATCGAACGCTATCAATTCTATTATACAGGTACTAGTGAAGTCTCACAGATAATAGATAATACTCTGTTTCCTGTTAAACCCGGCGATCTATATTATTTTGATCATAGGCAAATACACTCGTATCACAATAATAGTTCTATAGACTTGATATTGATGGTATTTGATTTAGCTATATAGACATGTTTGATGCAGATTTGTTATTTAAAAAAATAGCTGACAGTGTGCCGGCATTGTTTGATATTGAAGAACTGGAAAAAACTTTTATAGAAGACCAGTTCAATCCAATTGAAGAACCGATAATACATCCGTCAGGAAAACCACATTGGCAGTATTATATAAAAACACAGCTCTATGTGGCAAGAAACATGTCTAACACATTTCCAAGTGAGATGAATAAGATTTGTGAACAACTAAAATGTATTCAGAACCAGTGCAAGGCTGACGATTTTCTTAATAAGAATTCGCTAGTGAAAGAATTCTGTTCGAGCCCGATCACAGCAGAAAATATAAGTTTTATAAAAATACCACCAAAAAATAAAAATGCTACAGGGCACACGATACAGCCCCACTGTGATATCGGACGCAAGCTGGCTCTCAATATAGGTTTAAAAAATTCCAACTCTTGCACTACTCATATAATCGATTCTACGACTGCTACTGATTTTTCAAACCATGAGCAGTATTCATATAACATGAATGATGGGGAGGCATGGTTGCTTAAAGTGTCAAATGCACATGCAGTAACATCTCACAGTGATACTGTTTCTAGATATATACTAACTTATACAGTAGCAAATATAAAATAAAAGGATTAGCCATGATTAATCACAAATCAATTAGACTAGCAGACGCACAAACGATTTTAGCAGAAATAGAAAACGACACCAATCCAAATTGGTTCCGTCCCAAAGGGAAACCTGGTAGTCATGGTGTTGTCCCTGGAGATTTTGACTTGGGTGCAATGAAATTTATTAATCGAAATTTAAATTATTTTTATTTTATAAACATGATATCACACGCACTTAAAAATGATTTTGAATACAACCCCAGTTTCCCTAGAGCGTTGGATTTTTGTAACAAAATGCGCAGCGTCCTTGACGAGCCAGGACCGTTTGGTAGGATGTGTGTGTGGAATTTAGATGCATACTGTAAATTATTGCCGCACGTGGATGCATGGGAATATCACAAACAAATTAAGAGATATATACTATGTGTTAGTACACATGCCGGAGATGAAGTTTTGGTGCGCATTGCCGGCGAAAAAGTTGATATTGAACAGGGATTATTATTTAATTTTGATCCTTCGACGGATGTACACGAGTTTGTAAATTATACCAATCGTCCATTTTATTTTATTGGGTTTGACTACTGGAACGTTGAAAAACTGGCCCAGTCAAGCGCAAAATATAATATCACTAGTGATACAGTAATACCATACAGCGAAGGCTACTACGGTGGGCATGGGTATACTACTGAGTTTATGAGCCCCGAATAACAAAGAAAGAAAATTATGTTTTGTAAAACAGTTTGGAATGGACTACACATCTTGCCTGATGGATACATCAGGCTCTGCTCAATTGGACAAAATACTGATCCAAAATTAGACATGCAACGTTGCCGCGATCGCGACGGTAATGTCATGCATATACTGACGCACAGTATACAGGATATCATGAATAGCGACAAGCACAGGGAAGTCAGACGCCTGAATGTTGCTGATCCCACAGCTTGGAGCCCACATTGCGACTGCTGCGAAAACAGAGAAATCGTTACTGGATTTGACAGGAGTCATAAAAATAAAAGTCGCAGAGTTTACCTCATGAGGATTGAAGATGATGTGGCTGCAACTGAAGAAAATCATCTCAGCAACGGCATGTCCGAAGATGGCAGCATTGACTGGATGCCCAGTTCATTGGATATCAGATTTGGCAATCTGTGCAATCAGAAATGAATTATGTGTAGTCCTGTATACAGCAATCTGTGGTATGAGGAATATTCCAATTACTATGGCGATTTAAAATTTGGGCAAGGGAATAAAATTGTTGTAAAGAAAGACGAGCTAACTAAAAAATGGATTGAACCTATGGAATTGCAGTGGTATGATGATCCTAGATGGTGGCCCAAATTTGAATCAATGATGCCGTACCTAAAGCACATTTACATTACCGGCGGTGAGCCCATGGTTACTCCTGCTCATGATGTCATGCTGGATAAATTAATTGAATCGGGTTATGCAAAGAATATCCTGTTAGAGTATGATACTAATTGCAGTGCAGTCAATGATAAAATAGCCCAACGTTGGTTCCACTTTAAGAAAGTAGAAATACGTGGTAGCATGGATTCAATTGAGCAGGAATACGAAATCATTAGATTCCCGGGCAATTGGGACAAATTCCAAAAAAATGTTAAAAAATTAAAACAGTATGAAATTGATTCAAACCGACAAATCGAGCTGCTGGCATTGAGTACTTGTTTTCAGATGTCAACTATGTGGACTATCATGGAAGCTGAAGAGTGGTGCAAATCTGTTGGAATTCCATTCCATATGCGTTTCCTTGAAGGGCCAAAGATGCATTCAGTCACTTCCCTATCAGACGATGAAAAAATGGCATTAATAAATCACTACGAGAAATACACCGATACCAGTGAAAAAGCCGTCATGATAGTTAGACACTTAAAAAATCACATGGGACCTAAATTTGGCGACCCCAATGAAGTGAAAAAATTTATTAAATTTATGGATTATCTAGATACAACTAGATCCACTAGCTGGAAAACAGTATTCCCTAAAGTTTACGAATTAATCAAGCATTACCAAGTAGACGTCCCAGCTACTGTGCAGACTATCTAAAATACAAACTGATAAATAATTACATTAAGGAGATACGCATGTACATCATAACAAAGACAACTACTAAGCCAGCAGAAGCACAATGGTTCAGCCAAGCTAATCCAGCAGTATACGCTCAATTACGTGCATGGGAACAAGCACAGCCAGGTTTTTGCCATATCATTGCAACTAGCAAAACTGATACGGAAGCCGTTCAAGAGTTTGAGTTTAAGACTGAAGCTGACTATCAGGCATATTTGGTTGCTCTAGAAACCAA